CCCATTACCGGACCTGGTATTCCACAAGCCTCGTAAAAAGCTTCACCACAGTTATAATAACTTTCAGCTTTATATTTAGTTTTTGTAGAGAATTTACCTTTAATATCATCCAATGAGAATGATTTTTTCTTTATCGCCATTTGTTAGTGTTTTAGTTATAATACATAGACCCCAAGATTAACTCAGAGTCTATGTAGTAATTAATTTTTAGAAAGGCATATCATCAGCCGGTTCATCGTGGTATTGTGGGTCAAGAACTTCTCTGTTAGTTGTTCCACCAAAAGATGATTCACTTGAAGAACTATCTCCATATACATAACCCCCTTTTTCGCTATCCCAACGAGGTGTTTCACCAATAGCAATCGCTTCCAAATACTCCAAAGGTTTTTTAGCGTAAACATCATTCCAAGTAGTTGGGTCGTTTACCCAAGAATCAGATAGTTCTTTGTCATTACTCAAAGGAGCTGGGTCATCGTGCATAATTGTTTGAATAACAGTATATACAGCACCTTTAGGGGTTTTAGCTTTAGTTAATTCTAAAATCAAATCACGTCCTGTTTCAGCATCAGTGATATCACCTTTGTTTCTCCAAATTGGGATGATTTTATCCAAGATACCATCGTTCTTATAATTGTCCTTAAATCTCCAGAATTTAGGTCCGTCAGCTTCGTTATCTCTGTCAATAACTTTAACAATGTAAAATTTTCTTGATTGGTAAGTTGACGCTAATTTTTTGTCAGACTCTTTTCCAGTTGAACGCAAATCTTCATAAACCTCATTCAAAGGTGAACGTTCATTATCGTTCTTACCCGGGTCATAGAATTTTTGGAATTTTCCATCAACCTGAATCTCGTGATACCAAACCTCCTTAAATGGTGAAGAACCATCTGTAGTAGGTAAGATTCTTACTCTCCTTTGCCCTTGTGTTTCTTTGTCAGTTAGAATTGCCGCAAAGTATTTTTTCATTCTTTCTTCTTGTGACATTTTGTTTGTCGTTGAAGAACCTCCTTGTTTTGATTTCTCGTACTGTGCTAATACCGCGTCTAATGAATTGTTTGTTGTCGCCATAAATTATATAAGTTTTAATTGTTTATATAAGTATAAGCGAAGAAATCTAGTTAGTCAAATTATATGTAAAAAAAAAACGACCCGAAGGTCGTTATATTTATTTTATGTTTGTAAATGAGTTAGTTTCATCTCCAAAGTTTCTAAAAGTTTTTTTAATTTCAGTTGGTGAGTAATCTTGTACCTCATCTGTAGTTAAAACATACTCTTTACCCGTTTTCTCAAAATCATCTTGTTTGTCATTAAAGAAATCAGATAATTTAGTAGTATATGGACCAGAATCTAAACTTCTTAATTCTAATTTTTCTTCAGCAGTTTTAGGTCTAAGTTTTTCAATTTTAGCTTCTAAATTATTTAACGTATTAACAATGTTATCCATTTCACCTAATTTACTTTCTAAATCATTCAAATGACTAAACAAATTATTGAAAAACTCCTCTTGTTTTTCTTCAATGTTTTTTTGTGATTTAACTAAATCAGTAATATCCATTTCTTCTGTTTTACCTTCTTCAGTACCATTATTATCAACCTTTTCTACATCTGGGTCAGTTGCAACATCAACAGTAGTAGCCTCAGGCGCCGCAGGAGCTGTAGGAGCAACATTAGGGTCTACAGGTGCTGTACCTTCCATACCCGGAGCTGGTGGTAAAGCTGTTTCGTCTGGAGCTGGGGGTAATGTAGCGTCTTGTTCAGTAATATAATGATTAATAGAATTATATCTAGCAATTTCTTCTAATATTTTTTCGTCAATCTTTTTCATAATTTATCCGTTTAATAATTGTTTTACACCAGTTAAAGTTTCAACTTGTATTTTTTTATTCGTGTTTAATGTATTATCAACTCGCTCAATTAAACCATCTTTCATTCTGATAGTGTAACAATCTCCTGTGTCTAAATCACATACCTGTTTAGAACCATTACCCAAATCTTTTTCTGAGTGTCTGGTATTTTTACCTAAATAATTATCTAATATTAATTTTGTACTCATAATGTCTGTTTTATATATAAATATGCGTTATTTGAAAAAAGGTTTTGCTATATCAATAGCTTTTTGAACTTCATTTTCAATATTAGTTAAATTTGTTGAATCAAATGTTGAGTATATATTATCATCTTTTTTAGTAGCATCTTCATTTATTATCCAAAATTTAGTAATTTCTTGTTTATTAATGTTTTTTATAGTACTAACTCTTTTAATCCATCTACTAATTAAAAAGTCAACATTTTCGGAAACACCATTAAATGTTGCAAACGGTTGGTTTGACGATGAACAATAATACTTTTCACCATTAAATAATTTACTAATTTCACCCCAATATTCATTCATCTTTATACCAGCAAAATTGTTTTCAATAGTTTCAAAATCTTGTTGATTACCTGAAGCTAAATATAATGTTGCAAAAATTGTATATTGTAAAGTTCTATTACTTGTCTTACTCATAATAACTTCAATTACATTTTTAAATGTTGCTTTAGTCTGTTTAGGATTATCAACAAAAGTATAATCAGAATAACCTATGTTTTTAGAACCTCCAGTATTTGCCGGATAACAATTTGCGGCTTTATTAACAGTATTACTATTTTTATATAACGCATCATTATAAGTGTCAGTCCTCTGTTTGATAATATCACCTTTTTGATTTGATTTAGCGGAAATTTCTTTATTTTTTCTTTCTTGTCTATTCTTTTCAATAATTGTTTTCAACAATTTGGTTTTTAAAGTCTGAATATATTCATCTATTTTAGGTAATGAAGCTGTAGGTTGTCTAATTCCTGTTAATATAGTTTCAAAATTACCTGGAGATATAGCGTGAGTTACTTTCTGAATTAAATAAGGTCCACTAAACATTGGGACGTGTCTTAAATTAAAATACATTGTTGGTTGTATCATAGCGTTACCCATCATAGATACAACACAACTATAACTTCTATTTTTATATAGATTATATAATGATACGTTTTGGGTTGCACCACCACGACCACTATTTAAATTAGCCATATCATTTGTAACCGCTAAAGATTCCGCTGTTGCTAACCCAGGATTTTGTTCAACATTAAAACCATAAAAAATTGATTGGTTTTGAGGACCTATATCAACATTAAATCCAACTACTTTATTGGATTTATCCCAATCATTTTTACCTATTTGATTTTCCAATAAAGGATTATCACTATTTCGTCTTAAATCAAAAGCGTCATTTTTAAATCTATAGTCAATATTATTTTTTAAATCAACATGTTCACTAGGTTTACTAGCGTAAAAACAAACCAATTTAGCTGAAGATTCTCTATAATCAACATTCATAAATGTACCAAACATAGTATTTGCAAAATCTAAACTACCTTCGGCTTTAGGTATAGGGTTTTTAACAGCATCCTGAACACCATAAAAATTAACATATGATGGTAAATTCATCACAACAAAATTGTTTTCAACTAATATTGTCTGAACAAAAGATAACATACTCACTTTTTGAGGTATATTAGTTAATAAATCTTTTAACTTATAAATGTCAATTAAAACAACATTACCCATATCTCTACTAGCTCTATCCAATAGTAATACATCTTCAAATAATGTTTTAGTTTTAAAATCACCACCTGAAATCCATTTATCATTTAGAGCTTTAAAAGTTTCCCACATTTCAACTTTAGTTTGAGGACCTTCTAAAGAAGTATCAATAGGTTCTTTAGATATATTTCCAACATTCTCTAAATTTTTACGAACTTTTATCATTAAATTATTAAAAATGATATCTTGAAATTTATTAACCGATGTAATATAACCATCCATTAAATCAATAAATTTAGTATATGTTAATGTATTATCATTTAATTTTTGAGTCGCATATAGTTTGATAATCGGAGCTAAATTAATAATATTTGTTGAATCAAAAGCAACATTACAATCAACGAAAAAATCTGTAATACATGAACCTGTATTAGTATAACTTAACCCGTTACCAATAGAAAAACCAACATAAGTCTCTAAAGTTCTCCAAGCATCAGGAAAATTAGTTCTAGATTGTAGTAATGTTACATTACCACTCTTTGTAGGTAACGCACCCGGTGTTTTTATACTATATTTATCCCAAGTATATGGGTCTATAATCCTCGCTTTTGAAAAAGTATAAAATAATCTCTTATCAAAATTTGAAGGATTCCCATACTTAAAAACTATGTCATAGTTTATAAAATCATTTAGAATATTACTGACTTTGGTTATTTGTTCTTTTTGGATTTTACTTACAACATCAGTACCATCATTACCTGTTATTTTATTAGTCCTCATTAATTCCCTCATCATCATTTGGAAATTCCTAAATGATTTAGTTGTATCAGTATCAGAGTTAGAGGTTTGACTTCCATCATAATCGTAAATTGACTTAGAAAAATTTAAAAATTCAGTCTCAAATTTATCTAATACATCCTTTTCAAAAACTGAAAATATTTCATCAATATTTGTATAGTCACCAACAATACCACGAATTGAGAAATTTTCCTGTGATTGTTGTGTTGAAAATACTTTTTTAAGATATTGTCGTGGTGATGGTTTAACAACTTTAGTAGTGTCAAAATATCCGTAATTAGGAGCAGCCCAAAATAAACGAACAGAACCATCATACATTGCAGTATTACCTGTAACCTCAAATTTTAATTTATCATTATCATCAAAACATTCATTTTTAGTCTGATTTATAAATGACCCTTGCGAAGGTAAAACATATGATGAATTTCCATCTTTACTTAATATAGATACAGACCAAGGAATAACCCTTAAATCTCTATTAGGTTGTTTTGTATCAAAACCTTCTTTACTATCAATAAATGCTGAAGGTACATAGTTTAATGTCACACCATCATTAATACCCTCTTGAATCGCACTATTAGTATATCCCGTGAATATCTCAAATCCTTGATAAAATACATTAAAATCATTTATTAATTTTGGGTAAAACCCAGTATTAATAACTGTAGATACTTCAGCACCCAATACAGTATTTTTTTCTAATACAATATCAAAAACACCACCATTAATAATTAAAGAATAATTAGTTTCCGGTGATTTATTAATCGGGTCATAGTTGTTAACATAACTAAAACCAGACCAAGATGTGTTTAATATATCAACATCAGTTTCTATAAATTTTTTATATCTATGCCAAACAGAACCTATTTTTAATATCCAAGAATAAGGTAATTTATGAATAGAACCAAATTTCTTTAATGTCGCAAAAATATAATCCAAATCAGTAGTTGAATTATTCTCATACGTTTTAAACTTTTCTTTAATCGTTGCTAACGGTAAACTATTAATAAATAGATATGCAGAACTAACATAAGGATATGGTTCTTCTTTAATGAAATTTGATACACCTTCTTGAATTGAATTAATGAAATATGGTGTATTCAACATTGATACCGTTTGATTACCACTAACTAAACCATCATAGTTATTATAAATTAAATTACCCTCCGTTGGGAGTTGTGTTTCATAAGTTCTTGTGTTATAAAAACTTTTTAAGTTATTAATATTGTTTTTAACACCATTAAAAATATTATCATTATATTGTGGTGTTGTTACGTACTTAAATATAAAATTAGTCACTGGTTTTTTAATATCACTTCCGGCACTTTGAACGAAATTCGTAATATTTTTTATACTAGTATTATATAACAAAACATTAGTGGTATTAAAACTTTGTTCAACACTACTAACAGCAACCCCATTAGCTAAATTCTCTTTATCCCAAATCAGATTAGTAAAGGGATATAAATCCGTAAAATTAACCTTATTAGTGGTTGTTGAGTTAGAGATAAATTCAACCATTTTATTTTCATTAGGCACAGATACTAAAGGTTGTGTAATTGTAGAATTTGTTAATATATTTCTATTAAGAAATTCAAAACTAGAATTATTGACCTTATTCTTAATATAAGAAGTGTTAAAAATTCCTCTTATAAAATTTTGCCAACTTTGACCTGTACCATCATTTGAAATATGACGTAAAAATAATTCAATATTATTTGATGTTATTGGATATTCCTTCAATTTTTTAATTAAAAAAGGATTCAATTCAGATAAACTATTTTTTATATTAATACTTTCAGCTTCAGCTATAATATTAGCTACAAAATCAGTATCTGTTGTATTATTTTCACTTCTTAATAATCCAGTATAATTAGCTGTTAAAAAAACTCTTTCAAATATTTCGTATAAAAATTTAACTTCTTCTTTATTTCCAAAAACAGAATTCTCAATAGGAAATTCAATAGCGTTAAAAGATGTTCTTAAAATATCTGTCAATTCATTACTTTTTGGTGTTGACGGGGCAGGGTCACTATCTCTCTCAACATATCCATTAATGAATTCTTCTAAAAATTCAACTTCCGGCCAAACATCATAATTATTACCTCTAGTTTTAGCAATAACTTTTTTATCCCCAGGGTACATAATTTCATATTTTTCATGACCGTTTTCACCATCAGTACCAACAATTAATTGTGGCCACGGAAAAACAGGTTGTTCACTAGTATTTCCAGGTGTTAAATTGTCCTGTGAAGCACCAGCAACCGTAGTGTCAAAAATAGCGTCTTTTCTATATTTGTTATTTCTTTGTTCCCAAGCAGATGTATGAACATCGTCCATTAACCTTAAAAACCCTTCACCATTAGCAAAAATAACCGCTAAAACATTTCTAATTGTAGGTGTAAAACCGATACCGTTAGACTTACTTCGCAATAATTCGGAAAGACCTTTAGCTAATTCATTTTCAATTTTTTCAGTAATATCAGTTAATGACTTTTTAATTTGATTAATTTGAAACTCAAAACTACCCGGTCCTTCAAAAAAATACCAAGTGTTACCTTTTTGAATATCACCTGAACTTGTTCTAAGTTTAATATTATTATAATAATTACTATTTTTTAACTGTTCGGTAAAACCTGATAGTGTTAAACTATTAAGACTTGATTGAGTTTTCTTTCTACTATTAAAAGTTTTTAGAGGATTAACATCTTTTTCTTGAACATCTTTTAAAAAAGTTGTGTAACTAATATTAACTTCTATTTTAGATTCTACTTTGGTTTTGTTAATAGTATAACTACCATCTTTACCTACGGTTTTATTACTGTCTAATAATATTTTTTTCTCATTAATTATTTTTTGTAATTCACTAATAGCTGCACTTTTTTTATCACCATTTTGAAATTCAGCTTTAAAGGTGTAAACTTTTAAATCATCATTTAATACCAAATAATTTTCAGTATCCATATATTTACCAAACCAAGAATTTTCACCAGTATAGTAATAAACCTCTTTGAAATAGTTTTCTAAAGTTTCTTGATAGGTATCAACATTCGTTAAAGGGTTTAAATCTTGTTTAGCGTAGGAATCTAATATGTTTTTAACGAAATTCTCAATTCTATTTTTCATCTGAACTAAAGTAATTTCAGGAAAGTCATCAGGAATTAATCCCTTTGATTTATATTCACTATAAACTTCTTTAATTTTTTGAAAACCTTTCTCAAAAACAACATCTTTACTTGGTTCAGTTGTATTAACAGAACCGGTTGTTGTTTTGGTTGCAACTTTAATACGTGATTTATACATATGAGGTGTTGCCTGTAAGTAACCCATACTTACCTCACTTAAAATAGTATATTTATATGTGTAAAATTTTAACTCAATCTTAAAATTACCATTCCCAGTGTCATATCTTGTAGAAAATGTCTGTAACATTAACGATAATTTTACAGCTTTACCATAATAACCTTTAATGGTAAGAGTAAACATAGGGTAAGGTAAATTAAAAAAGGCGGCATATGGTGAATTATCACCAGCTTCAAACATCGCACGACCTTTTATATCCTCTAAAGTCATATTAATTGAAGGTAAAAAATCCATACCTTGATTAATATTAATAGAAGTTATACCCAATAGGCCGTTATCTATCGCACCGATATTTCCATTTGATAAAATACTTTGTTTAATATAAAAGTCATCTGGTTTGCTATTCTTTTCAGCTACTTTTGGTAGTCGTTCTAATTTAACTTGATTCACACCTTTACCATCTAAAGAATCTTTACCAGTTAACTCATCAGTATATGAGTTATCTAAAAAGGTTTTACCTCCCTGATTTAGGAAGTTGATACTAGCGACGGAAATATTTTGTAAGTCATTGTTGTTTGATACTCCGTATATTAATTTGGTTCTTGGCACTAATTTACACTCCAAATTAGCGTACATTACCAAGTCTTCCATTTTAACATTTCTTTCTTTTACTTTCCCATTTTCATCAATTACCTTATTTGGGTCAATAACGGTGATGTTGTTGTAATCAAATTCAACTAATATATTTTCTGAGTTACCTACCATAATAATAAAAATAATTATCTAATTCATTGTTGTAATCTTGTATTGAAGATACTAAAGGAAATGGTATTGTCAATATACTACCATCAGGAATGTTCCATTCTTCACCACCATAAATAGGATTAGCTTGTAATATTAACCAACCAAAGAATGGGGAACCATAGTATTGTTGAGATACTTTATCCATTCTTGATTGACCAACTTTATATATGTATTTCTTATCAGTAGATTTACCAGGGACTGTAACAAAAGGAAATACAGTTTGTTGACCATTGATAATAAAATCACTATATCTATTGTAATATTGTCTACCTGCCATTTTTAATTAAATTGTATTTTACCATTAAATGTTTGATTGTCAGTATTCGGATTTTTTGTCGCGTATAAATCTTTTATTTCTTGGTCTTGTTGTTTATTCGTCGCTTGGTCAACCACAGTTGTGTAATTAAATTTTCTTGCTTTTCCTCTAACATACGCAGTTTCATTAACAATTTTTTTATACGTTACATCTTTACGTAAATTAACCGCAATTTTTTCTTCGGCCTTTAATTCGTCTATTACAATATCTCTAAAATCATCACAGAATGAATTAAGTTTTCTCTTTAAGAAAGATATATTTTTACTTGTTGATAAATCTCCTGCTAATAGTTTAGTTTGGAAGTCTTTAAGTTTATTTTTATCCTCAAAAATTCTCGCCATAACCATAAACATTCTACTATCTTGACCTTTCTTAAACTCACTAGTTTGTGATATAAACAACCCTGGGTCAGTATATGAATTAGCACCTTCATTAATAACACCAACAGTTGTCATAAGTTTATTAAAGTCTATGAATTTTTCACTAACCGCTTTGTAGTCATTAGTTAATTCAACATAAGTATCTGAAGGTTTATTAGGACTTTGACTACTAACATCAATCGTTCCACTTAAATTATAAACTCTCGTCTGATTATCAATAATTTTTCCATCAGTTTTATTACACACCAAATTTAGTTTACTAAAAACTGATACCATAGTTTGTTCTTGTTGAACAATATTATTAGTAATATTGAATATTCCAGCACTAAAATTGTTTTGATAATCTTGAATATACTTGGTAAAATTTAAAGCAACTTTATTTACTTCACCTTCAGTTAATTTTTTCAGTCCAAATAGTCTTGATAAAATATAATTTTCATTTGTAGTTTTAGGGTCTTCAACATCTCTAATAAACGCGGTGAATAATGAATCTATTTTTTTCTGAACATTCTCATCTGGTTTACCATATATCTCAATATTATTTTTACTTGTTGAGGAACCTAAATACCCTTTAGAGTAAATTCTATCTTGAGTTATTAATTGCCACACACCATAATTGTAAGCCTTTATTGTTGACTCCATTTGATTTGGTATATTCTCATAATATTCTTTAGTTACGTCAAGTAACTTGTCCATAATAGTAAGATAACTGATTTCACCTGTTTGCCCACTAGTAACAGGAATATTAGTTAATATAGTTCCAATAGTGTTACCACCATCATTAGTTATTTTATTGTCAACATTTGTTTTTATAGTCGTTTCTAAAAATTCAGGTGCAAATAACGCATCTAATTTAGAAACATCTTCAGTTGCTACAGCACGTTCATCATATATTTCAGTGTTAGCGTAATAATTAAACGATAACGCATTTTGTAATTGTTCAACAGGTTTAGATAATCCCATACCACCAATAATATCAAATGATAATGTAACATTTGCAATCATCGGTTGAACACCAATACCTTCAGGATTCATATCCAAAACTAATGGTTCATAAGTAAACGAAAGGTTATTTGGTACAATTTTAGTATTGAAGAAATCCCCAATCCTTAACACCAATATAGGTGGTGCTCCAAATGACGTGTTTAACGCATCATTATGTCTTGGTTTATTATCCGTACCAATCACCGGTATTGTTTCACCAGGTCTAAGACATTGATTTAAGAATGTTAAACGAGCATTTAACCCTTCAGGTGTCATAGAGTGAAACGCTGGGTTAAAGTATTTAACTTTCTCCTTAATAGAGTCATAAATCATAGGATTACTCTCTTTAATTACCTCAAAATAATCACATTCAGATAGTAATTGTCTAATAATCTTTTTACTGATACCATCTTTTCTCTTTTGTTTTGGTGATGGTGGTGGTGGTGTATTAGTCGCAATTTCCGGTTTAACTTCAACGGGTGGTGGTGTAACTGGGGATGTTTCAACTATATTAATAGATTTTATCACCACTCGTCTACACGCCATAGCATTAACCGAATATTTATCGGAAGTCTTATTTTTTGATTTATCAGTGCTAGGTAGATATTCTTTAGTACAATTAATTGAACTACCTTCACCCAAAACACCTTTAGGTATTACAACAGCTTCGGGATTTTCACCTTTAGCCTCTAACTTAATATCTAAACTACCATCATCAAAAAATTTACCTAATGTATCTGTACCAACAGTCACTTTTTTTAAGTATTGTTTAACAGAATCTAACCTACGATTAGATAAGTTAATATTATATTCAACACTCGCAGAAGAAGACGCAGAACCAATCATAAGAATAGTAACTTTACCTTTTTTCGCACTTAAATAATCATATAATTTAGTTATAAATTCTTTTGATAGTTTTTCGTAATTACTTTTAACCACATGGTCAAAGAATTCAGTTACATTTTTCTGTGTATTACAATATGCAGCGTCTGTTTTGCAAAAACTTTGGGTAGAGTTAAAAACACCGTCGGCATTAGTTTTATAAGCCGCAATATTAGAGGAATCAGTATATCTATTATAAGTCACATCATAACTCTCTGTTGATGTTACAGCTCTTGAATTAGGGTCTGGTATATCATTGTCAAAATAATACCCATAATTAAGAAAATCGTTCTCTAAACTATTCTTTGTTGGGTCAGGATTAGCTTCAGGACTTTTTGTAGTATCATTATCTTCATTTATTTCTTTTTTAATAGCTTTAACTTGGTCAGCATTAATTTTTGGGTCACTTAACATTTCTTGGTATAATGATAAATCATTAGCCGGTATCATATTGAATTTTTGAGCTAAATGATAAATATCATATTTAGCACACCCCGCAAAGAATGAATCTAAAATTGAATCAATTTTTTGTTTATCTTTACCGGCCAATTGTTTTTCAACAATAAGGTTCATAACCGAAGGATTATCAACAATTATTTTCCAACTAAGACTTCCAGTTCTTTTAGTATTACTGTAAGTATACATAGATTCAGGCCTGCCTAAAAATTCCGTTGACTTGAAAGTAGCTGAACTTGAATCACTAAAAGTTAACCCGTAAGGTGGAAACCACATAACTCTACCACCATTAGGTCCTTTTTCACATACAGGTAAATCATCATAAGTAAAACCAGGTCTACTAGATGTTCTCCAAGCCAAATTCTCAATTGAGAACATATATTTTTTAGCAATAACTTTACCGCCAATTTTTTGTATATTTGTTGAACCTATTCTATCAACACCACCACCTCTTAAAGGAGCGATATTCAAATTGTAAGTATTATCTAACACTGAGTTAGTAAATCGTCTACCACTGGTTGTAATACCATCTGATTTTTGTAAATCAGCATAAGTATAATACGGAGTATCTTTGGTGAAAATTCTACAATATTCTGTTCCTTTTTCATCACCAGTCGCGTTTTCAGTATATGAAACAACTTTAGAACCTTTAGTAATTTCCTTATAACCATCGTGAAATACTTTACTCACTTGGTTCATCGCGTTACCAACATGTTTTAATCTTTTAATACCCGCAACATTATCTGCAGAATCAATTAATCTTTGCGTTTGGTCTAAAATTGAACCATCCTTGAAATCTATATTTGTTGATTCACTCTTAAGATAATCACTAGTAATTATGTTAAATTCATTATCTTTTGACCCTGACCCACCACCAATAGTTGCGTGGAATCCAGCGTTTTGTTTATATTTAGGTGAAGTCCATATTAATCCCCCATCAATACCGCCACCATCACTATATGATTTTCCGGCTAAACCAAAATTAAGTCTTCCGTCATTACCCTCAAATAAGATACCCAAATCCGATGGACCATAAACAGGAGATTCAAGTTGTTTTCCAAATGAATCAACCGGTACTTGGTTTGCAGGTGAAGTTATCGTTGATGGTTCAGCATTTCTACTACCAACATAATAACCACCTACTAAAGTACCATTACTAGGACTAATTAAATCTATCGCTAAATTAACAACTCCTTGTACAACACCCAATAAACCACCATAATTTTTATTATAACTTGGTTGGTATCTATTATAATTTATATTCGCAAATAAGGCAGACCTTTGACCATTACCAGTATTTGCTAAAAATATTTCAGAAGGATTTCTTTTTTTATTTAATATCGGACCTAAAAACCCACCCGTTAATTGATTAACAACATTTAACGCAGTTGAGGTTTGTTTTGTTTGACCGTTTTCCGTATTATCATCAAAATAATCCCCAGGGATTAAAGATACCGGCCAATAAGAACCTGAAATTCTTGTAATTAAATCACCAGCAGCAACAATAGGGTTTTCCGCTACCGTAATTTGCCAATTTTTATATATTAATGGTTGTTGTCCAGATAATAATAAACTTATCTCAAATGGGTCTTGTAACGCTTGTAAATTAACTTGACCTATGGTTCGTTTACGAATCTCAATATCAATTCGTTCCTTAAATAACTCTTTTAACCTTAAAGCACCAATTCTAGCGATGTAAGAATCTTGGGATAATAAACCATTACTACCTGTAGGGTCATTTGATAACAAGATTGATAATGAACTATATGTTGAAGGTAAAAATGTAGAACCGTATAATGTCGCATAACGATATGTAAATGGTTTTGTTATAGAATCAAATATTTCATTATAACCCCCATCCGGTGTAAAAATATTACTAATATATGGTGAGAACCTATCAACGTTCAAATAATAAGGACTACTACTTAAAACAACACTCTGTGTTGGAGCATAAGGTCCTTGATTTGGTGTAACAGGTAATAACGGACCATTAAAAGTTATATTTGTATTATAACCTCCAGTTGGTCCAAATTCGTTTAATGGATATAATGTTTTCGCATAAGGGTCTTGAGAAATTAAATCATTAGGTGAATCAATAACTTGTGAATCCCCCAATACTGTCTCATAGGTTAAATTCCCAACTTGGGGACTATAAACACCTTGAACGTTATATGGTGCCAAATTTTTGGCCATAAGAACATTCCTAAATGAAGACGATGATGCAAATGATAAGAAACTATTTGGCATGGATTATTTATTTTATTATAAATAGAGTGTTTATCAATTTTTAAGCTAAATTCATAAATGAATTCATTCTTTGTTGGGGATTACTATTTGACGTAGTTCTACCATCATTGGTCATCCCTTTCAAAATTGATTGTACTATACTTTGTTTAATTTCTTCGTTTTTAAGAGCTAAAACAAGTTGTTGGGTATCAACACCAGCTGGTGCATTAACCGTTATTGTATGGTTAAGATTAACGTCCATAGTTGAACTTGATGTTGTGTTGACGGTCTCTTTATTATTACCACCCAACCCTTTCAAGAATTCTTCGCCTTTAGTCATAGCGAAAATTGTATCTTGAGGTAATAGTTGAATATCCGCATTAGGTGTTGAAATGAAATCCCCAGTCTGTTTTACAGGTTTAGTGGTTGTTTTACCATCAGTTATATTTTTAAATAATTCATTAAGGGATTTGACGTTAATACCTAATTTATCAAATTCACCGACTAAATTACCCACACTTTTATTCCAAGTTTTCTCAACAAAATCACCACCTTTAGTAAAAATACCTGATAATTTTTCTAAACCTTCAGAAACTGACATAGTATTGTTAGTCATACCTTTTAAAACTGTCGTTACTTCACTACTAACTGTATTTATATCTTTTGTTAAATTTTTAATAGATAGTTCTTCCGGTAAAACTTTTGTAGGAATACGAGACATTGTTCTACCAGCTTCTAAAACTCCTTGACCAGCTTTAGAACCAGCTAAAGCATATGGCACCTTCTCTTTCATAAAATTAGTATTAGCCCTAATATCTGCTAAAGTATTTAATTGGTCTTTAGCTAATTGTTCCATAGTTTTTGGTTCACCAACTTTTTTAAGTAACTCTAAATCCTCACCTTTTAACTCAGCAATATTTTTAGTTTGGCCACCAACTTCAATTTTATATGTTCCATCTTTCATTTCCGACATATTAGCAATCAAAGTTTTTTGCTCTTCAGTTAAACCTAAATCCGGAAATTTAATTTTATTCATTTTATCGTCAAGTTCCGCACTACCTAAAGCCATTTTAGCTAATGAACCTCTAGTCATACCAAGTTGTTGTTCAACTTCCATTAATTGTCTTTTAGCACCAGGCATAATCTCAAAACCAGTACCATCTTTCTTTAATTGTACAAATTGTTGAGACATTTTACTAATCTGATTTTGCAATTCAGCTGGGTCATTTTGAGCTAAATCCATTAATCGTAACGGGTCTAATAAGTCACTTTGAGCAACACCTAATCTTTGTAATCCTGCGGCTAACTCAATCGCCGATTCTGGGTTAAAAGCTTTTTCTACAACTGTAAAAATATTACTCATATCAACTCTTAACATAGTAGCTTGAGCTGCCATTTTAGCTAATCCCTGAACACCACCATCAAAATTATATTTATTAAGAGCATCCATATTATCAAGTACTTTACCCGATACAGCTTGAGCATTAACACCTATTTCTCTAGCGGTATTAACAACTTTACCCATTTCACTTGAAGCATTATAAGCTGAGATACCCGCATCTTTAAATGAAGATACCATTCTATCAGCACTAACTCCAGCAACTTCACTAGCAGCGTATAAGCCTTCATAAGATTCTGTTGATAATACTAAATTTCTACCTAAAGTCTGTGAAACATTTAATTGTATTTTTTCAATATCACTCCAAGTCCCTCCCAATAATTTAATAGCGTCAACAGCACCAGTCATTGATTCTTTTAAACCTTGAATCATTTCACGACCTTGACCGAATGATTTTAAAACATTGTGAGCACCTTTATCAACCTCATCTAAAACCTTTAACATACTTTCGCCACCAAGATTTGATTTTAGAATACTCTCCCAATTTTTTATTATATCATCCATAGACTTAATAATGTCACCGTCTTCCGCTTTTCTTTTCTTACCCATATTATTATTTAATTACCCTTTAGTCATTATAAAATAAATAGTCCAAATTGAGGTTTTTAAGACTCATTTGGACTATTGTCAGTTATTATTCTATCAACTAAGTATTTTCTCATATATGTCGGTATTGTATTGAAATCTGTATATGAGATTCCCATAAATTTAGACATTATGTAATATTCGTCAATTAAATGTTGTCTATAATTAGAAGAAAGGCCGAAAAAACTCCACCCCAAAGGTAATCTCGAAAGATACCAATTCTCCTGATGGGGCGATTGCAGTTCTTCTTAAATCTAAAGAAGGTTGGTTATCGTTAAGAAACTTACGAATATATTTAGAATCCATAATTGGTAAAGTATCAATAATTATTGCTAATTTACCTTTATCAGTTTCACCATCAATCTCCACAATTTGTTTTAATAATCTCCAAGTTACTGTTGGAGCAGTTCTACCAACCGGATATTGACTAACCATTTTTTCAATTTCAATAGTATCTGCAAACGTTAACGGTCTTAACTTAACGGTAGCGCCAGTTCTTGGTAATTTAGTTACAAAATAACCATTAACATCAGGTGCAACTTCAGTTTTTTTAATATTTAACTCATCTAATAAAATTGTAGTATCAAATCGTTTACCTGTTTTTGGGTCGGTCAAAGACATACCATATTCAGGACCAAAAGATGTGTTTCGTAAAAAAATTAGAATAGCTTCAACATCACCATCCAATAATTCTTCAGGTCTTAAATCATGTTCATATAATTTATTTTTAATTAATGTCATAACAAC